TTCCATAACTTTCCCCATTACGGGTTTTGGAAGAGCGGCCGGTCTTGGTAACGCGGGACCGGTGCTCTCTTTTCCCCCCGAATTACACGGGGGTGGAGTAGGAGGCGCCATCGGATTTATGACGCTCTCCATTTTTGCCAGCGCATCGCTGACAGTTGGTGGGGCGGGGTTGGCTCTACCCCGGGATTTCTTCTTCCCAGAATTGTGCTTCCCCCGCCCCGGGTTGACGCTGTGACGCATCTTGTTGGCAAGCTTTGCGTTAACGGACGCTAAAGACTTACCGAGTAGGTTTAGGTCGACATCGTCGGTCCCAGTCCAACTCCCATTCGAACCACTTAGATTGCTTTTAAAGTACTTGTATGCATGCTCGGTGATAAAACCATCCACCATGTACCATCTCTCGCTTTCCTCGTAGTCCGCATCATCCCCTTCTTCACGCCTCCTGTCGTGACCCAAATAACTTAGCACCATGTTCACAACCTCGTAGGGTAGTGAACTCCTACCCAATAAGAGTAGGCCAGGCGCAATAAACGACACAACGGAGGGGATCTCCAATATGGGGTGTGTGTTTATAATTTCCACCAGGCTACGATCGTTCGGGGGGGGGCGTGGCAACCGTGAATTAATCACGTGCCTACACCACCACTCGTCGCTGTAGCGCTCTGGAAACCCGCGTTTCACAAAATCAATCTTGCATTTAATGAAATTGCGGGGAAATGAACAGTATATTAATTTATCATCATATACCAGAATGTTGCGTTTGGTGCACTCTACCTCTGAGGGGCCCTCGCCAATGGCGCGGTTCTCAGACTCCACTTGTCTCCTATCTAAACGGGAATTAGTAAGGGCGGTGCCCAGTGTGGCCTGGTCACTATAATTTATCGAGGATAGACTTGCCGGTCTATGGGCGGTGTGGCCTACCACATTTGTTTTTCCGTTCATACTTTGGGTTTACCCAAAAATTTTGAATTGCATATATCGCACCGTACACTACTCCTTAATCGGTGGGGTGGTTTTGGTTCCTAAAAGAAAACAACCCATAAAGAAAAATGTTAATCACCTAGTTTGCACTCTACGCCACATAAAGTAACACGTTCGGATCATAACCACTGAGCTGGTTGAGAACCAGCAATGGTGGGGGTCATATCATGACAGCCCCACGCCATTTTACTGAAAATGGCCAAAAAGTTCCATAGACATCCGCCAGGTCACCACGGCTGTCTATGGAACGGGATCAGAATCCCCATACGCGCTTTTAGTCAGAAAAAGCGATAAGATCTGCAGCGGGCAGGAACAACGAGAAATTCCCGTACCGTGTTGGATATGCACTAGTACATCGCTCTGTACGCCATCGCACTCGCATGCCTCAGATCCTTAAAAGCGTCCCGACCGGTTGCCCTAGCATAGGCTGTCGGAGCATCTTCAAAGAGGATCTTACGCATGCGAGATGTGGATCGCAGAATAGAGTCCATACCAACGCTACCGGAAGCGTTGGCTGGAGGATGAGAAGGGATAGCTACAATCGTCGTAGCGGACGAAATCGCAGGTACTCCTTCCAAGTGTATGACATACTCTATATTGCACACAGGTGCA